TGCTGGACCTATGGCGAGATATTCCATACCGACTCTTACTTAATAGAACTTAGGAAATTGCTTTCGTAAAAGAGCGAACGCAACCGCGAAAACGATTGTGTGAACCAGGATCGCGGTCTGGGAAGTCTTTCCAGACATGAACTTACCGGGAGGGATGGTAAGAAGCATACCCGGGCTGAGAGCCATGAAGAGCGCGGTGGTCACGAGGAGGTCGTTCTGGGTAAGAACGAGGCCCATGGACTTAGCGATGAGAGAGTACACCAGGAAGAACACGAGACCATGGAAAAGCACGGACATCTTGTCGGTGCTGACATTCTTGAACGAGAGCTTCATACCGTTGGTCTTAAGAAGCATACCAGGGCTGAGCGCAAGAAAAAGAACAGAGGGGATGGCTACCTTCTGGGAGGTAAGTAGGGGAAGCATTTAATATATACACATAATATTTTTCGCGAACGACAGGAAATGGTCAAATGATACACCTTTCATCATTTGCTCACGAATACCATTCTCTCGAATAATCCTGACCAGGTTCTTCCATACATGAATCAGGCGTTCCTCATACCACATTGTTTGCTCCTGGTATTCCCATGTAGTTCTTCCAATCGTATCATGTTCAAGATAGCAAAATTCAACAAAATCGCAGAACTGGCCTGAATGCTGAATATGTGCATCATAGAGTAAGGTATTCATGGTATTCCACATATGATGAAGTTCTTCTGAGTATTCAAGTTCCCAATCTTCTATCGTATGTTCATAGTCGCTATCACAATTTTCATTATCACTTTCATATTCGGGGTCGTTTCCTGTAGTCGCCTCGTAGACGTACTGATTCCAAACCATTATTCAGAAGTCTTCTTTCTGAGTCCAGTTACGGAGATAGTAGATGTTTCTTTTGTTGGTAAACTCTCGACGATTACCTTTAAGGCAGTTTCCGCCTGTTGATCGTTTCCGTCGAAGAATACGTTAAGTCCTTCCCTGATGGTGTCTTTATTAAGACCAACTTTTCGAATGCTTTTCTTGACCGTGATTTTACCAGTTTTGGTATTGATGACGTCGAGACCGTTATCTACCATCAGTTTTTTGATGTGTAACTTAAGTGCCTTTTCTGCTTGAGAAAGGACTTTAATATCGGATCTTGCTTCTTTAATCTGCTGATTAAGTTCAACCAGTTTAGAGACGCTGTTCGTGAGATCGTCGGCTTGAATGTTAGACATATACTAAATAAAGACTAATTACCTTTAAGTTGTTTTAGATTAAGGCACGCTGCATGGTGTCGGGGGCAATGGTAGAGTTATTCCACGTGAACGGCTCCTTGGGATTAGGGGGCTCGGCGCGAAGGGACTGGTTAGCGTTGCGAAGGGCGCCGCCAGTAGTCTCGGGGATACCGATCTGGTTACGGGGCTCGAGGAAGCTCTGGCCAGCCAGGATATCTTCGGGAGCGAACTCACCGAACTCCTCCTGAGAAGCCACCTCACGCGGAAGAAGAGAGGAAGCGAGACCGGTACCCGCGCGCATCTCACAAGAATCGGCAGCCATGGGCTGGGGGCCTGGGGCATCACCGGCACTGGCGCTGGTGATGGGGGCGTAAGACCTCTCCTTAACGGAGTATGTGGAAGTCTTACCAGTCCTCTTGAGGAGGACGATGATAATAACGCCGACAACGAAAGCAAATAAGACGCGACCGTAGGGAACCCTGTTCAAGCGTTTAGTAAGAGACATCTTTTATATACTGTTAACAAATTTTTTTTATTGATCATCCTCGAACATATATTCATCGGGATAAGTTTCATCGAAAGTCTCCTGATCAGGTTCATCGGGCTTGGCGAGCCTGACTTGAACAACATTCCAGGCTGGACCGAATGCTTTCTTGGCAAACCAAAGTCCAGAAAATTCGAGAACGAGGGAGCATGTGGCGTCGGGTTGAATCTCGTCAAAATCGACGGCCTCCTTATCGGCGGAAAAAACCTTGCTGTTAGAAATACGCTCTGCTGAGATAGTGTCGTCCCTGATGTAAGCGGATTTGATAGTCTTGTCAGCAAGCTTTCGACCAAACCAGGCCTCGCAATTTTCGATAGCATTCTGAATATTAACCTCATGAAGCTCGTCGATTTTCGTAAAGTCGGCAGGTTCAAAGCTTAGGTCGTCACCGGTCTTCTCTACAATCTTGACATCGTTAAGCTGAATAAACTTACGCTTACGCTCGTCTGTGAATGCGCGAACATGGTAAAGGCCGTCTTCACCCTTGGCGACAGTATCGTAAATCATTATGTAAGATATACGTATCATTTCTTTAAACCTATGAAAGGTATAGCAGCTGAACGTTCGAGAAGAGGTTTTGGAACCCAACCATCTCTTCTAGGCCTAAATCCGTATAACGTATTCTGGACATTTAAGTTTTTAGGAATGGGTTGTGCATTTATAGGCCGGAGTGCGAATTCATTCCTGACGTATGCGTTGTTATTCTCACGCTTCCACTTGAGATTTTTTAGATTGAAACGCTGATTCCCATTTGAACGCTCGTATCCTTCTATCACAGCTTTTCTGGATACGGGGTTTAATCCGTGTACCATTTTCTTGGAAAGGCGTTCCTTTGACGGCTCTGTCGTAAACTTTTTGTACTTGTAAGGATTTACCTTCATCGCCTTCTGAATAGATATATTCTTACGCCTGGGTGCTTGCTTTGTCACGTATATTCTCTTGAGTTTTGGTTGTATACGCCTAATCACGGAATCTATGCTATCCGCGAGTTTGATTTTCTTGTCAAATAATCTCGCCAATCGTATAAGTCGCTGTCTATCTTTTTCTTTCTTCTCTGGACGAAGTTTTAAGGTGTGCATGAGGTATATATCCTCTATCAAAAACTCTTTACTGGCGACGTATACCTTTTTGTTTACTATCATCTTGTTTGTATTGACGTTCCTGTACGTCACACCTTTTTTCAGAGTACGGACCACATCGTATCCAAACTCACGGGGTCTCATGAAAGGTATATCAAGTAATCCCCCTAACGTGACATTTTCAATCTTATTATTTTCGGGAGAGAAGAAACGGATATTCAGATCGAGTGCAAATAATTCGACATCTATGAATATATCACCCACACCCGGCTTGTTATTGGCGCGGGTCTTTTTCTTCTTGATGAGAGTGTATCGTCTCGTCACGAATGGACCACCTTGTTTGAATCCCAAACCCAAGTATTTAATGAGTTTCTTATCCATGGACATAATACGGGTCTTGATACGCGCGTTTAACTTTTGTGCAATTTTACCAAGCTTATCCCATAGTATGAGTTTTATGGCCTGTAATTTACCAAAATACTTTGCATCATAGTAAATACGCGGAACGAACTTAGCATCTATATCACTCGTCACGATGCGTTCATTATAAGGCATATACATATTGAACGCTTCTCCACCACTGATCACTAAATCACCCATATTTTTCATATACTCACTAATTTCACCTATAGTATTGAGTATGATATCTCTGCACGCGTCGGTCACGAAGACGTATACAAATTTTTCCAGTGATTTCTTCGAGTGTGTGCTATGTAAGCGACTTCTAAACTTTCCCAAATCCCTCGCTGCATTACGTTCAAAATACTTTTTCAGTTTGGCGTCTCTGAAAAGTAAATTTTCGTGTCTGAACTGATCGATGACCTGTTTAGAATATAATTTGATGTCCATTAATATAGATCAACATTTTTTATACACGAATAGATCATCTGCTGATGATATCAACACACTTAAAGACGAACTGCATATGTAATGTATAATGTCTACTGAAACCGCGTGCAACCCCAACGAATGCCTTACCGAGATTACCGCTCTCCGTAATGAACTTAAGTCGCTCACCAAGATTGTCAGAAAGATCAAGGCTAAGCTCGACGATCCTAACGGAGAGAAGTCCGCCAAGCGTGCTAAGAACAACGGTTTCAACCGTGAGCAAAAGATTTCCGAGGAGCTCCGTACTTTCCTGGGACTTCCCGAGGGTCAGCTCGTCTCTCGCAGCACCGTAACTAAGTCTATTAACGAGTACGTGAAGGCCAACGGTCTCAAGCATCCCGATAACGGTCGTATTCTCGTTCTCGACCAGAAGCTTCGCGATCTTCTTAAGCCCCCCGCCGACGTTCAGGTTACTTTCCTTAACCTCCAGAAGTTCCTCAGCCCTCATTATACCAAGGTCGAGGCGTAAATCATACTTAAAAATAAAAACCACATAATATAATAACAATGATAATCGACAGGGCATCTGCCGAGAACCTTGTTGGTACAAAAATATCAAACATAGATTTGTACCAAAAAGCTTTTACCCATAAAAGTGCGCTAAAAGAGGATGAAACGTTAAACGGATCGTTTGAGACGCTCGAGTTTATTGGAGATTCTGTTTTAGGGTTCGTAATTACCAAATTTTTATATGATAAATATGAAAATCGTCAAGAGGGATTTCTAACAAAAGCTCGCACGAAGCTTGTACGTGGAGAAACACTGGCTGAAATTGCATCCAAACTCGAACTGTATAAATGGATTCGAATGGATGAAAAGGGTATGCGAAATCAATGGATTCACAATCCAAAGATTTTAGAAGATGTATTCGAGGCACTCGTCGGCGCTATATACATGGATATGGGTCTATTGCACGCGAAAGAGTTTATATTGCGTATCTACAACGATTCCTCGTTTGTGAATATGCAATCGATCATGGTTGACGATAATTTCAAGGATCATCTCATGAGATATTGCCAATCAAATAGTCTCAGTCTCCCTGTATACTCAATAACCGCACACGAAAACGGAATTTTTCACATTAACGTATTTGTGGATGGTATATGTATGGGATACGGATCTGCGAAAAATAAAAAGCAAGCGGAACAAAATGCAGCTCGTGCGTTCTTTTATCCACCTAAGTCAGTTTACCAAAACAACGGATACATCCAACAATGAAGGGGGACGACTTCACCCCCAAAAAACGTGTCACAAAGAACGATAAAAAGCAAAAACGGGAAGTGTATTCTCAAAAATACGTTCGTACGGTACTTAAACATTTGGAGGGTAAATTAACCAATGCACCCGAAAGTGAAGATAGTACTCGAGAGGGAGTACGCCCCACAGAAATCCGAGGAATGGCTAAGTCTAAGAGGAAAAATGCTCACGGCAAGTGATGCAGCTACCGCTATAGGCAAGAATCCATACGAAACTCCGGATGGTCTACTCTTAAAAAAATGTGGATTGGGGGAAAAGTTTACAGGGAATGCGGCTACACGGCACGGTGAGTTATACGAAGATGAAGCACGTATATTGTATGAGCAACGGCACGGTGAAGTTGTTCATGAATTGGGTTTATGTCCACACCCTGTTCACAAGTGGCTTGGTGGTAGTCCCGATGGAGTATCGGAATCGGGAAAATTGGTCGAGATTAAGTGCCCTCCTCAAAGAGCTATCATTCCCGGCGAAGTTCCGGTGCATTATATGCCACAGCTTCAACTCTGTATGGAGATTTTAGACCTAGAAGAAGCAGATTTTATCCAGTACAAACCTGCGGCTACGAATT